CTTATATAGTACAAGCAGACGACAGTTTACATATTTGGGATGGTTCAGCATGGGTAAGTGGTGGATCAATACAAGGTCCTACTGGACCTACAGGTTCTCAAGGAGCTAAAGGTGCAACCGGTGCAACTGGTGGCACAGGCCCTACAGGACCACAAGGAGATAAAGGAGCTACTGGAGCAACTGGCGGAACTGGTCCCACAGGCGGAACTGGTCCTACTGGGCCAGGTGGCGCAAAAGGTGCTACTGGCGCAAAAGGTGCTACAGGAGCTACTGGTGGCACGGGCCCAACTGGACCAGCAGGTGGTGATGGTAGTGATGGCGCAAAAGGTGCTACTGGTGCAGCCGGAGCAAAAGGCGCTACAGGAGCAACTGGTGGCACGGGCCCAACAGGTGGAACTGGTCCTACTGGTGCAGCCGGAGCAAAAGGTGCTACGGGGGCTACTGGGCCAACCGGGCCAACCGGGCCAACCGGACCGGCAGGCGATGATGGTAGTGACGGAGCTAAAGGTGCAACAGGTACAGCCGGATCAAAAGGTGCGACAGGAGCTACTGGTGGTACTGGACCAACAGGGGCTAAGGGTCAAAAAGGTGAAGTAGGAGCTACTGGACCAACAGGTAATACAGGTTCTACTGGACCAGCCGGGTCAAATGGTAGTGATGGTGCTAAAGGTGCCACAGGACAAAAAGGAGCTACAGGTGCTACAGGAGGCACAGGCCCTACTGGTGGTACGGGCCCAACAGGTGCTAAAGGACAAAAAGGTGAAGTAGGTGGTACAGGCCCAACCGGACCTACAGGTTCTACAGGGCCAGCTGGATCAAACGGTAGTGACGGAGCAAAAGGAGCCACTGGTGCAACTGGTGGTACAGGCCCAACAGGACAAAAGGGAGCTACAGGTGCTACAGGACCTGCAGGTAGTAATGGTTCTAACGGGGCTAAAGGTCAAAAAGGTGAGGTAGGAGCAACAGGTCCTACAGGTGGTACTGGTCCAACCGGCCCAGGCGGATCGAAAGGTGCAACGGGTGCTACAGGCGGAACTGGACCTACAGGACAAAAAGGTGCTACAGGTGCAACAGGTCCAGGCGGAAGTGCTGGATCGAAAGGTGCAACAGGTGCTACTGGACCAACAGGTAGTACTGGTTCTACTGGATCACAAGGAGCTAAAGGTCAGAAGGGTCAAAAAGGCGAAATAGGTGGTACAGGGCCAACAGGTGGTACAGGCCCAACAGGACAAAAAGGTGCAACGGGTGCAGGCGGGTCTACAGGCCCAACAGGACAAAAAGGTGCAACGGGTGCAGGCGGGTCTACAGGACCAACAGGATCAGCAGGTGCTAAAGGTGCAACTGGTGCAGGCGGACCAGCAGGCCCACAAGGACAAAAAGGAGCTACTGGTGCAGCCGGTGGTACAGGACCTACAGGAGCAAAAGGAGCTACTGGGGCAACCGGTGGAACAGGACCAACTGGTTCTACTGGATCACAAGGAGCTAAAGGTCAGAAGGGTCAAAAAGGAGCTACTGGGGCAACCGGTGGAACTGGCCCTACAGGTGGTACAGGACCAGCAGGTGCTAAAGGTGCTACTGGATCAACAGGACCAACAGGACCGGGCGGAGGAACTGGGCCTACAGGACCTAAGGGTCAAAAAGGCGAAATAGGTGGAACAGGTCCAACTGGTGGTACAGGGCCAACAGGTGGTACAGGCCCAACAGGACAAAAAGGTGCAACGGGTGGAACAGGGCCTACTGGGCCAGGCGGTGGCACAGGACCTACTGGACCTAAGGGCCAAAAAGGTGCTACAGGTGGTACAGGTCCAACTGGTGGTACAGGGCCTACAGGTGGTACAGGGCCTACAGGTGCTAAAGGTAATACAGGAAATACTGGAGCAACTGGACCTACAGGTGGCAACGGACCAACTGGTGCAAAAGGTGAGCCAGGTTCTAATGGTTCTAATGGTGGTACAGGTGCTAAAGGACAAAAAGGTGCGCAAGGTGGATCTGGTGGAACAGGACCAACAGGAGCTAAAGGACAAAAAGGTGCAGCAGGTAGTAATGGTGGATCAGGACCTCCAGGACCAACTGGACCTACAGGCCCAGGCATAAGCTCAAGCTCAAATACACAACTAAACTCAATGGGTGTAGGTACAGGAGCGTCTGGAACTACAGGTGAAATCAGAGCTACAAACAACATCACTGCTTACTACTCAGATGAAAGACTAAAAGAGTTTGAAGGGCCTATAGACAACGCGCTTGAAAAAGTACTACAACTAACAGGTTACTACTATAAAGAGAATGAATTAGCTAAAGAGTTAGGTTATGATAATGAAAGAAGACAGGTAGGTCTTAGTGCGCAAGATGTTAAGAAAGTCTTGCCAGAAGTTATAACCGAAGCTCCAATAGACGATCAGTATTTAACAGTATGGTATGATAAACTTATACCACTGCTTATAGAAGCTATAAAGGAGTTAGCTGACAAAGACTAAACACAGGAGGTGTTATGAATTCAATTTGGCAAATGTGGCACGGGGGTGTTAGCCCTACAGTTTGTGACAGAATAATCTTAGAGTGCGAACAACTACGTCCTATGGAAGCTAACGTAGGAGATGGTCGTAATACAGAACAATCAGTAAACACAGAAGTTAGACGTTCTGAAGTACGTTGGGCTGGGCAAATAAAATGGATCAATGAGTTAGTATATGACTTTGCTTCTCGTGCTAACAAAGCTGCATTTGGTTTTGATATATCCTATCTAGAAGATATCCAATACACTATCTACCATGGTGATGATGACGGCTACTACGATTGGCACTTTGATACATTTTGGGGCAACGGCACAGCGTTTGATAGAAAACTAAGTTTGATTATACAGCTTAGTAATCCTATTGATTACGTAGGTGGTGAGTTTTTGATAGACGGACAATACGAACAACCAGATCCAATACAGTTAAAGACACGAGGAACTGTGTTTTGTTTTCCATCACCCATACGACATACAGTGCAGCCAGTAACCAGTGGCGTGCGTAAATCTTTAGTAGCCTGGATAGAAGGACCGAAGTTTAGATGATTATAGTAGTAGATAAAGTCTTTTACCCTGCAACCTTACAGACTATAAATAACCAAAACAAACACACTTACTTTAAAAAAGAAGAAGAACATGACAACGCTATAGTTGCTAGACGCCTTATGAATACAGCAGCTAACTACTTTAACTTTGATAACCAAGTAGGATATGACATATGGTTTCATAGAAATGGTATGCCAGATTGGCACCAAGATAGAGACGAACAAACTTTTTTTAGAACAGGGCAAAGTCACTTTCCTATATGCTCTATAGTTTTTTACCCGCATGTAAAAGACTTAGTAGGTGGTGAGCTTATATTTAAAAACAACATGCGTATAACACCAGTGTCAAATAGACTTGTCATGTTTGGCCCTGGACTAGAACACAAAGTTACACCTATACAAAGTGGAGAAAGAGTGTCTATGAATATAAACTCTTGGAACTACGACATAGAAGTAGCCACGGAATTTAACTAATGAAAAAATTTGTAATAAACCTAAAGAGTAGACCCGAACGTAAACAACACTTTATAGATAAAAACCCAACCTTAGAAGACTACACATTTGTAGAAGCTGTAGATGGTTTGAGCCAAGACTTATCTGAATATAAAACTAGACTAGGGTGGGTAGACCCATTCCAGAACAGAGGTATTGTACCTACAGAAATAGCTTGTTTTTTATCTCATAGAGAGATGTGGAAAAAATGTGTACAACTAGATGAGCCTATCTATGTCATAGAAGACGATGCAATTATAAATGTAGATAGATGGGACGAACCTTTTTATGACCACACCATAGGGTATTGGGACTTTTTGTATTTACAACGCAATGAAAACGAACCAGAAAATACTATAAAAGTATCTGACAGGCTAGAAAGACCTTGGTACCCATACAATACAACTGCGTATGTGATCTCACCAAAAGGTGCACGAAAGCTGTTAAATACTAATATAATGGAAGAGGGTATAATACCAGTAGACGAGTACATACCTGAACAAATCAGAAACGCTAGTCTTATGGCACTTGCTTTACAAGAAGACTCTTGCAACCAAGCTACTAGAGATGTGCTACCTTCTGACATACGCAACGATAGGAGACATATGAAAATACATGCGGTAACAATTGGTACAGACGATAGCAAAATGAAAAAGCTATATGATTCTGCAGATAGACACGGTATAAAAATAGACAACTGGGGTGCAGGTGTTGAGTGGAGAGGCTCAGACATGACAGGACCAGGCGGTGGTCAGAAAGTAAACATACTAAAACAACATATACATAATCTTCCGGACACGGATATTTTACTCTTCACAGATTCGTACGACGTTTTTTACGCAGATAACTTAGATACGATTAGAGAAAGATACTTGGATATGGGCCATAAGGTACTTTTTTCTGCAGAAGAAGTATGTTGGCCCGATCCTAGTTTAGGTAATCAGTTTCCTTCCGTACACACCAGATACAGATATCTTAACTCTGGTACGTTTATAGGTGAGGTAGGAGAAATAAAAAAGATACTAAACCATAACGATATACAAGACCACCAAGATGACCAGTTGTTCTATCAACAAGCATATCTAGAGGGTTTATATGATGTCGGTCTTGATGTAGAAGCTTACATCTTTCAGTGCCACGAACCTAATATAACTATGCTAGGCAATCAGTTACATAACCAAGAAACTACTTGTTGCCCTTGTATATATCATGGTAACGGTGATGACTCTGCAAAAGATAACTTTGAACGTATCTACAAAGAGATGTACCCACAATACAATTTGTTTCATACACCTACCCATAACTATGAAGTCATAGAAAAAGACATGATACTGATAGATTTTATGTCAGAACATCAGTGTCAAAGACTTATAGAAATAGCAGAGCAAAACGCAGAGTGGAAAAGTCTACCTAACGACACTTATCCTGCACAAGAGATAAGACTAAAAGAACTTAATATATACCAAGAACTAGAAGAACATTGGCAAAAGCATGTCAAACCTATAATAGAACCTTATTGGAATCCTATGGTTGTAGAGGGTGTAAGAGATGCGTTTATGTTGAAGTATTCTACTGATTCACAAACAAAACTAGCGTTACACCATGACTCATCGCATGTAACTGGTTCAGTAAAATTAAATAAAAACTACAAAGGCGGCGAGTTATTCTTTCCTAGACAAGGTATAAGCAATGCTGATATACCTGTAGGTAAACTGCTTTTGTTTCCAGGACAAGTTACGCACCCGCACGAATGTGTCGAACTTACTGAAGGCACTAAGTACAGTCTTACTATATGGTCACAAAGGTATAAAGGCGATATACTGTAGGAATGTACAAAGCTGCATCACTTACAATAGATGATATATATACTCTTTATTACGAAGGTGTTTTAAAAGATTTTTATATACAGTCTAGCGGGTATATAAACAAGGGTACTTATGCTTACCCTGGGCTAGACTATACTCCAGAACAAATAGCTTCTGCTTCAGATGACCATAAAACAGGTTTTTGGCACAACGTTTGTTTAGGTAACTTATCACAACCAGGTGGTGTAGTTATAGGTACTTATGTCAACAACTACCTCGTAGGCTTATTTATGGGTTTTATTAACGATGACGGAGAATACCATTTGTGTAACTTCCTGATGAGACCAGATGCAAATGGCACGAGAAACTTTTTGTTTGCTTATGATTACCATAATGTTTTAGGTAAACTAGAAAAAGATTTGGGTGCTACAGTAGCTTATACCTACGTAGATGTAGGTTCTCCTATACATGACAGCTTAACATCTTGGATAAACTATTTTAAAGACATGGAAGAGTCCAATGTAAAAAATTGGGGCAGCATGGTAAACTTAGGAGAAGTTACTCAAGAATATGCTGTACCTGAAGGGCAAACTTGGGAAGGTGTAAAAAGCACTTATAGTTGTACTTTTGAAAAATATAAAATGGAGTATTACTAATGTCTACATGGTTTAAAGATACAAATATAGATCTGGCGGAGTTAGCTAGTGTTTATCGTACGCCTGAGCAAGGTGTATCTGCTAAATCTAACTCTAATATAGCTTTTAATGACTACAGAAGAATGACTCCTCAAGCAAATGGCTCTAATAACGCTATAACTACAGCGGGCAGTCAGACTTTAAGATTTGACGATTTAGCTGATACAGGAGGCGTTGTAGGGGCTTCAAGTACTTACACTGCTGGATCTACTAAAGGAGCATCTAGTTTTACTCTTGTTGGTTCTTTTACTTCAACGGGGTCATCTTTTGCAAGGTCTGATGACACCAGCTCAGCGCAAGGGCATTTTAGATTAGGTGCACAATCAGGCACAGCAGACCTTAGAGGCGTAGCTAATTTCGGTACTCCTAGTACATTTGGATATAACCTTATAGGTATTGGAGCAGAGAACGGCACATTGGGTGGTACAATGTATGTAATAGTCTCAGCTTCTGGTTATCAAGCTAGTGCGCCAGCAGCAAACGCCTGGTCTAGTATAAGAGTAAGAAGACTGCTTAGCGCTGGTACTAGTAATTATACAGTTACATTTAATATAAGTGATGGAGCTGGCTTTGGTAACTTTGGAGGCTGGAATAGTCAGGTTGATGGTAATACTAGAATATGGACAGCCTCGCACGGACTCGCTGGTACGTATTCAACCGCATATGGTTGGGTTGCAAATAGTGTACACACAATTGAATTTGTTTAGTATATAATCTATTTATGGCCACGGTTAAAGAAACATTAGCAAAGATCGAATCGCACGAAAGAGAGTGCAACATTCGATACACTGCAATTGAAAAACGCTTAGATAAAGGAGACGCTAAGTTTGACCGTTTGGACACTAAGTTCACCACAATGATTATAGGCGTGTATGTCTTAATCATTGGGTCTAGCTTTTTATAGGAGGTAATTATGGCAAAAGCCGAAAAGCAAGCACCGCAAGTAATCAACTTTGACGGTAAACAATACGATATATCTAAAATGACTGACCGCGTAGCTGAGCAGTTTAACATGCTAGTTAGACTACAAAGCGAGTGGCAGGATGCTAGTTTTAACCTTAAAAAGGTAGAAGCAGCACAGAAAACCGTTGTCACAGAACTGCAAGTCTTTATGAAAGAAGATGACATCAAAGCAGTAGACGACAGGATAATAACCCCATGAATATAGAACTACTAAAAGAAGAGATTAAAAGACACGAGGGCGAGGTCTTAGAAATATACAAAGATAGTCTAGGCTACAAGACACTTGGCGTAGGCCACTTATGTAAACCAGAAGACCCAGAATATAACTGGGAAGTAGGCACACCAGTTACTCAAGAAGTAGTAGACATGTATTATGAGGATGATTTTATTAAGCATGTAGATGAAGCATTGCACGTGTTTGGTGAGGAAGAAGATTTTTATAACCTGCCCGAAAATATTCAACACGTGTTGGTAAATATGTGTTTTAATCTAGGAGGGACTAGGCTTTCTAAGTTCCGCAACATGCTAGCAGCATGCAGAGAGCATGATTGGAAAAGGATGGCTGCTGAAATGGAAGACAGCAGGTGGTTTAATCAAGTAGGAAGAAGGAGTCGAGAACTGCAGAAGTCAGTTCTGAATACTGTATAATGAACAAATGGCATATATTAAACTTAATACTTTTGGAGGGCTCGCTCCTAAAGCTTCACCACGTCTCTTAAAGGATGAACTAGCTACAGTAGCTACGGATGTAAACCTTGAGAGTGGTCGTTTAGTGCCTATCAGAGATAATTCTGATACTTTAACTCTTTCTAATTCCAGCAGACAAACTATATTTAAATACACCGATAGCCCAGAACGTTGGCTACAGTTTGATGAAGATGTAGATGTCGTGCGTAGTCCTATACCAGGAGATACTAACGACACGATATACTGGTCGGGTCAATCTTTTCCTAAAATGGGTAGAAGTTCTGATGTTATAGGTGGTAGTGTATTTCCAAATGCTGGTTATCGATTAGGTATTCCTGCCCCAACTGCAGCTCCCACAGTGGCAGTAGGTGGGGGTACCACCCTCAATATAACAATAACAACTACTAATGAAAGTTCTACTATAACTGTTACTACTGCATCAGCTCATGGCGCTTCAGTAGATGACTACATAACAATTGCAAATGTAACAGGTACGATAGGTGGTATAGATGCTGCTGATATAAACGGAACATTTAGGATAAGAACAGTGCCTAGTGATACTACAGTTACAGTTATCTTATCTGCAGCTGCTACTTCTGGTGTTACTAGTAGCTCTATATCAAATGGTGCTAGTTTTGGTGAAAACTCAGATGCAGAATTAGACTATGAAACTTCTTTTGTTTATACGTTTGTATCTGCATATGGGGAAGAAGGGCCTCCATCACCAGCATCTACAGTTATAACTACAGATGATAATATGTCTGTAAACCTATCTAGTTTAGAAACATCTACAAGCGTTAGTAATACAAACTTATCAAAGAAAAGAATTTATAGATCCAATACAGGTTCTAATACAACAGAGTTTCAATTCGTGGCAGAGCTTGCTTTATCCGCTACAACATACACGGACACTTCTAAGAACAGTGAACTGGCTGAGGTAATACCTTCTAGTGATTGGATTGCACCACCAGATGATGATACATCTTTATATCCAGATGGGCCTATGAAAGGTTTACTAGCTTTAGGTAATGGTACTTTTGCTGGATTTACTGGCAATAGAATATGTTTTAGTGAAGCATATCAGCCACATGCTTGGCCAGCTAACTACAGAATAGGTATAGAAGAAAAGATTGTCGGTATGGAAGCTACTTCTAATGGGCTAATTGTTACTACAGAAGGTACACCGTATCTAGTAACCGGTACTGACCCATCTGCTATGGTAGCTATAAAGATAGAAACAGCAGAAGCCGGACTAAGTAAAAGGTCTATGGTAGATATGGGAGAGTCTGTTTACTATGCCGGCCCTAACGGCCTTATGGTTGCAGCAGGTGCAGCAGCACAAAACTTAACAGAAGGTTTAGTAACACCAGAACAATGGCAAGCTAATTATTACCCTTCTACTATTACAGGTTTTTATTGGCAAGGTAGATATGTAGGTTTCTACAATACAGGTTCTGGTTTTGGTGGTTTTATATTCGACCCCCGACAAGGTACAAATGCTCTAGTAGATTTAGATGCAAGTGCTTTGATACGTGGTGGTTTTACTGACCCAGATGACAACCAGTTGTATTTAATAATAGGTAATAAAATTAAAAAGTTTCAAGGCAGCACTAATAACCTTACGTACAATTGGAAGAGTAAAGAGTTTCCAGTAGCACGGCATACAAGTTTTGGGTTTGCAAAAGTGGATGCAGAAGCTTATCCAGTAACATTAAAAGTATATGGAGATAATAGTGTTATCTATAATGCTACTATTTCTACAAGTGGTAGTGGTTATAGTGTAACGGGAACTACTCCTAGTTTTAGTGCTACAGCCATACCTGAACCAGTAGTACGTTTACCAGCAAGTGTACATAAAACCTTTGCGTTTGAAGTAGAGTCTGCAAAAGTTGTAAATGAAGTATGCCTAGGAGAGTCAATTATAGAGCTTAAGGGTGTGTAATGGCTAAAACTAAACTACCTGCTCTTAAGAACATACCACCTAAAACCGATAGAGAACTAAAGCTTGCTCTTGATGCAATTAAAGAAGCCTTAGAAGTAAGATTAGGCCAACGTGGTGACCCACTAGATAGAGCTGTTACTCTTAGGGAGTTATCAGACAACGGCATAGTACAAGTAAAAAATAAAAAGGTAGGTGTATCTGGTGGTATATCACAACCTCCAGGTACAGGTGGTTCTACAACCCCGCCGCCTGCTCCTAGTACATTAGAAGCTTCTGCTGCATTTACTTCTATAACTTTATCTTGGACTAAGGCTAGTTATGGCAATCATGCTTACTCAGAGATATGGAGATCACAAGACAATGCTCTTGGCGGTGCCGTACGTATATCGACTAGCAATGCTTTTGTGTACACGGACGAGGTCGGATATAACCAAAAATATTATTATTGGGTTAGGTATGTAACTACGTCGGATGTAGCTGGCCCCTGGAACGATACCGAAGGCACGTCTGCTACTACAGCAATTGATGTAGGCGCAGTCATGCAACAGCTTAGTGAAGAACTAGCTAACCTACCTGGCTTTACTAATTTACAAAATGACATGCAAGTAATAGTAGATGGTAATACTTCTAGTCTTGCTAGTGCGTTAGGTACATTAGATACAGCTGTAGACACCGCACAAACAGCAGCTAACTCTGCTGCATCGGATGCAGCTACAGCACAAACAGCAGCTAATAATGCACAGTCAACAGCCAACAGCGCATCTAGTGCTGCGGCTGCAGCTCAGTCAACTGCTGACTCTGCTGCTACTGCTGCTAGTAACGCTGCTACTGCTGCTAGTAACGCTGCTACTACTGCTAGTAACGCTGCTACTGCTGCTAGCACGGCCGCTACTGCTTCTACTAGAGTTATAAAATCTACCTCTGCTCCTACACAAAGAGATGATGGATCTGCTCTACAGGCCCATGACATATGGGTAGATACAGATGACAACAACCAGGTGTATGCACGTAACTCATCTAACAATGACTGGGAAAAATCAAGAGATGCTACTCTCGTGGCAACTGTAGGATCTACTAGCTTTACAGGTACGACACTTACAGGTGCTATGGCAAGTGCCCAGAGTTCTATAGTAACTATTAACAGTACTAATACTAGCCAAGGTACTGCAATTACAAACTTAGAGAATACTGTAAACGATAGCTCTACCGGTGTAGCTGCTACAGCATCAGCCTTGTCTACCTTAACTACTAGAGTAAGTAATACAGAAAGTGCTACAAGCACAAACACAAGTGACATAACAGCGTTAGAGACTACAGTAAACGATAGTTCTACTGGTGTATCGGCACTTAACTCAGCATTGAGTTCTTTGTCTTCTACTGTTACAACTCAAGGTAATAACATAACTACTAACGCTACTGATATAACAGCACTAGAGAATACAGTAAACGATGGCTCGACTGGTGTATCGGCTCTTAATTCAGCCTTGAGCTCTTTGTCATCTACAGTTACAACCCAAGGTAACAGCATTACTACCAATGCCAGTGATATAACAGCGCTAGAAAGTACTGTAAATGACAGCTCGACTGGTGTATCGGCACTTAACTCAGCATTGAGTTCTTTGTCTTCTACAGTTACAGCACAAGGCAATAGCATAACTACAAACGCTACTGACATAACAGCACTAGAGAACACTGTAAACGACAGCTCTACCGGCGTAGCTGCTAACTCTAGTGCAATTGGTACTTTGCAATCTACAGTTACAACTCAGGGCAACAGTATTACTACGAATGCTAGTGACATAACAGCTTTAGAAAATACTGTAAACGATAGTTCTACAGGTGTTGCTGCTACATCTTCTGCTCTTAATACTTTGCAATCTACAGTTACAACTCAAGGTAACAGTATTACTACAAATGCTAGTGATATAACAGCTTTAGAAAATACAGTAAACGATAGCTCTACTGGTGTAGCCGCTACATCTTCTGCTCTTAGCAGTTTGACTTCTACTGTAACAACCCAAGGCAACAGTATTAGTACAAACTCTAGCAATATAACAGCACTACAAAATACAGTGAATGATTCTAGTAGTGGTGTGGCAGCTTTAAACACTGCTGTAAGTGGTTTGCAATCTACTGTAACAACACAAGGTAATAACATCACAACTAACGCTACTGATATAACAGCTTTAGAAAGTGCGTTGACTGGCTATACAGGTAGTAATGCAGTAAGTACCGCTATCTCAGGTTTGCAATCTCAGATAACAGCTAACGATGGAGATATAACTTCTAACGCTAACTCTATAACTAGCTTAAATACTAGCTTAAATACTTTAGATACTTTGGTAGATACAAAGGGTAGAACTTTTGCACAAGATGATGTGCCTACTTCTACCGCCATAGGCGATCTATGGATTGATACTAATGACAGCAATAAGTTATATGTATCTGAAGCTGTAGGTGCGGACCAAGTTACATCTGGCGAATGGGTGCTTGTACGAGATACTGGCATAGCCGCTAACTCTAGTGCAATTAGCACTTTGCAATCTACAACTAGCACACAAGGCAATAGTATAACTACTAATGCTAGTAACATAACATCTTTGCAAAACGCTTTGTCAGGATACACTGGCAGTGGTGCAGTAAGCACAGCTGTAAATAGTTTGCAGTCCCAGATAACAGCTAATGACAGTGATATAAGTTCTACCTCTAGTTCTCTTACTAGTTTAACTAACACAGTAAATACAATTAATGGTGACTATGCTACAGCTACAGCTTTAACAGCACTTACATCTAGAGTAACTACTAACGAAGGTGACATAACTTCTATTAACTCTGACGTTACAAGTTTAAATAGTAGTCTTAGTACTTTAGATACTTTAGTAGATACTAAAGCCAGGACCTTTGTAGGCAGTAGCGCACCTACTGCTACTGCTGTAGGTGATCTTTGGATAAACACTAGTAGTAATGAAAACAAACTATACAGAGCTGAAGCTGTTGGTGCGGACCAGATAACTTCTGGTGAGTGGGTACTTGTACGAGACAGCGGTATAGCAAGTAATGCCAGTGCTATAAGCAGTTTAACCTCTACAGTGACAAGTCAAGGTAGTAGTATTACATCTCAAGCTAGTAGCATAACAGCTCTACAAAGTGCTTTATCTGGTTATACATCTAGTAACGCTGTATCTACAGCTATATCAGGTTTAGACTCTAGGATCACATCAAACGACGGTGATATAACTGCTATCAACTCTGACATAACTGCTTTAGAAAGCACTGTAAATACAATTGATGGTGACTATGCGACTGCTACTGCATTGAATAGTTTATCAACTACTGTTACATCACAGGGTAGTAGTATAAGTAGTAATGCTTCTGCTATATCTAACTTAAATACTACGGTAGGAGATAACTCCTCTAGCGTTACATCTCTACAGCAAGCAATAGCAAATGGTACGTCTGCCCAAGCTGCTTATGGTGTAGCAGTTAATGCTAATGGTGCTGTTGCTGGTATGTACTTGATGGTAGATAGTTCTGGTAACGAACAAAACAATACTTCTACATCTAACATAATATTTGAAGCAAACCAGGTAACTATACGTAACCCACACGGCACTGACGTTACACCTTTTACTGTTCTTACTAGTACAGACAGTAACGGCAACCCAGCTGGTGTATATATAGATACTGCTTTTATAAAGGACGCCGCAATCTCTGCTGCACAAATTGGTACTGTCAATGCGGACACAATTACCACAGGATCTATGAGTGCTGCACGTATAACATCGGGCACTATGGATGCTGCACGTATATCTGGTGGTGTTATACAGTCTACTGATTTATCTACTAACGGTTCAACGACTATACATGGCGGTAATATCCAAACAAATACCATAGCCGCCAGTGCTATCAATGCTTCCTTTATACAAGCAAGTGACCTGGGTTCGAGTGGGTCAACCACGATCGACGGTTCACGTATCACGACTGGTCAGATAGATGCTGACCGTATTAATGTTACTGATTTATCTTTACCAACTGTAAACAAAAAAGTAATGGGTACTACGATAGGTGGTTTTTTTAACGACGTTATGAGGCTAGCCCAAGTAGGAGAGATAGGAACAGAGCCTGGTGTATACATAGGCTATGTAAGGGTGTTTGGTGGCAACGGTCAAGTTAAAACATTAAGTATTGCAGCTGGAGATGGTACTTATGGTGGTACTGGTAATCAGCTACTTAGCACAGGGGATGCTTACAACAATGCGCCTAACTCTAGTACTTTGCCGATGGCCGATACTGGTGGTTTGCAATACCATTCTAATAGAGCTGAGTACTGGTCTGGTATAGCTAGGTTCCAAACTACTAATGCTATCGCACAGATTTCTGTTACCTTTATTAAAAGAAGTGCGAACACAGTCCCTACTAATTTATATGTACATGCTCAGGGTGATGGCGGAATTAGATATTTAACTAGTGTTGAGTACGCTTTCCAGAGACTTACACTTAATGAGCCTAATCAATTTACATTTACAGATTTAACTGGACAAGCTACTTCTACAGTCTTCACATCAAACACTATTACCTTAACTGGTTCTGGATTCTCTGGTGGTACTGCTACAGTATCTGGTGGTAGTGGTGCTCAGTACAAACTTAATAGTGGTAGTTATCAAAGCCCAGGTTCATTTACTGTAACTAACGGTGATACTATAACCTTGAAAAATCAAAGTAGTTCTAGTGGAGGAGTTACTACAAACGTTACATTAACAGTAAATGGGGTAGTTGATATATACTCAGTAACAACTGCAAGCAGTGGTCCGCCACCAGGCCCACCAGGCGGCGGCGGAGGCCCAGGAGGACATATACCATAATGGCTATACATAATTTTGATTACACATACGAGTTTGTAAGTTGTGAAACTACATTTAAAAGTGGTGCTGATAGAACACCTATAGTGGCGCAAGTTGTTGTAGATGTTACCGCGGTAGATCAAGCAGATGATACTAAGACTATAACTATTAGAGAAACTAGAGCTTTAAACTATGGTTATTTACAAAGTGCAACAGAGTTACCTGAAAGTTTTATACAACTAAGTAGTGTAACTAGCGATAAAATGATTGAGTGGTTCAAGGATGGCGTATCTGATGAAGACAGAGATGGCTACTACACTTGGCAGCTCTATGGCTATACAGAAATGGACGGAACGTGATAATATAAGCTATGGCGTACAAAAGAAAAACAACTAGAAGAAAGCCAACACGTAAGAAGTCTCTTACTAAAAGACAAGAGGCAAGTATGAAAAGGCATTCTAAACACCACACTGCAAAGCATATGAAGTACATGAAGAACCTTATGATGAAGGGTAGTACTTTTACTGCTGCACATAAAAAAGCACAAAAAGCTGTAGGAAAATAATGTACGAGTACAAGTGCGGTGTAACTAGAATCGTTGATGGTGACACAGTCGATTGTGAAATAGACTTGGGCTTTGACATTGTATACAAGTCTCGTGTCAGACTATACGGGATCGATACGCCAGAGTCACGAACAAGAGATTTAGATGAAAAAGCTAGAGGTAAACTAGCTTCTAAGTTTTTAGCAGATCATATATTACATGCTGACAAATTAGTAATACAAACAAAACTAGACAAGAAAGGGAAGTTCGGTAGAGTTCTAGGCGTCATCGTTGCAGATGGCGTGGATCTAAACCAAGCGCTTATAGATAATTATCTAGCTGTTGCTTATACAGGGCAAAGCAAAGATGACATCGAAGCACAACATTTAGCAAACAAGGAGGAGCTGTTAAAGCTTGGAAAATATGAAGAAGTTATTAAGTAATATCGTAGGGAGCGTAGCTCCAACATTAGGTGCAGCACTAGGTGGCCCATTAGGTGGCATGGCTGGTGATGTTATATCAAAAGTTTTAGGTGTAGAAAACAATCCAGCATCACTAGAAAAAGCAATTGCAACTGCTTCTCCAGAACAACTCATGGAGATAAAGAAAGCAGAGATAGCTTTTGAAAAGCAAATGAAAGAGCTGGATGTAGACATATACAAAATAGAAGCTGAAGAAAAGAAAGATGCACGTAAACATTTTTCTAAAGATTGGACAGCAAGAATCATAGGTATAGCCATGGTTGGTGGTTTTCTTGGTTATATCTTCCTCGTAACGCTACAACCACCAGAGCAGAATAGTGAGGCCCTGATTAATCTCGTGTTAGGCTACCTAGGTGGTTTAGCGTCCGCAGTCATATCCTTTTATTTCGGGGCCTCCAATAAACAAGACTAATGGATTCAGCAGTAACCCTTATACAAGAAGTTGGGTTTCCTATAGCAGCAGCATTAGGTTTAGGGTGGTTTATCTATAAGTTAATCATGCGTATCGTAGATGGCATGGAAACTAAATTAGATGTAGTAGATGAGAAAGTAGCAGAACAGATCGCAGCTATAGAAGAACGCCTAGGCGGGAAACTTGACTCTCAGCATGGTATACTAGTAGCATTAATAGATAGAATACGTAGCCTAGACAATGAAATTATTAGGCAAGACACGTTAATTAAAACTATTTTAGGAGTGCCGCAGCTAATTGATAGCAACAAGATAGCTAAGGCAGATAGAGATGACCAAAGGAAAGATTAGTTTAGTACTACTTCTTACAGCTAGTGTCAGTGCTGATGAAATGGTACACAAGTTC